TGGGACGGCATCGTGGGGCCCGGTTGGGCATCCGGTGATAGTGGCAACTATGGCAGACTATGCTGGATCTTTCGGTCCCGTAATCTCACGCAAGTACGACATGGGCACGCAAGTCGCCACTGCGGTGCAGCAGGGAGCGCAAGACTTCCGTTGTGTCAGAGTTTCCGACAATACCGACACGGCGGCACAAGTTATTGTCCCTGGGACCACCGTAATGTTTACGGCCCTTTATACGGGTTCGCTGGGCAACCTTGTTATGTTGAACATAGGAGCCGGCTCCCGAGTAAGCTCTTGGCGACTCACTGTTTCGCTACCCGGACTCCAACCGGAGGTATTTGACAATATTGCCGGCTCTGGTGCTACCTTTTGGGCGTCCTTGGCAGATGCAGTGAACCTCGGTCAAGGACCACAACGCGGGCCCTCACAATTCGTCGTCGCGACTGCAGGTGGCGCTACCATAGCGCCGATCCCATTCGCGCTCGCATTGGGATCCACTACAGCAGGTTCAGACGGGGCAGGCGGTGTTACCGCTGCCGGGCTCATTGGCTCGGATATTCAACCTAGGGCAGGGATGTACGCGCTGCGCGGTCAGAGTTGTGGTATTGCCTTGCTGTCGGATGCCGACGATGCGGACTTTTGGACCTCGCAGGCGGGCTTCGGTCTTCAAGAAGGTACGTATATGATTCTGACCGGCCCTTCGGGTGACACCATACAAAATGCCGTATCTGTCAAACAACAGGCAGGCCTAGATAGTTATGCCACGAAGCTGATGTTTGGTGATTGGCTGTGGTGGTCGGATCAGGTCAATGACACTGTGCGTCTTGTATCTCCACAGGGATTTGCGGCTGGTCGATTAGCTAACTTGTCTCCTGAGCAGTCGAGCCTGAATAAGCAATTGTACAATATTATTGGCAGCCAGAGCTCTGGCGCGCCAGGATCGGGCCAGAGAGCTACCTATTCTTCCGCAGACCTATCGACATTGCTGAGTTGTGGGATAGATGTCATCGCCAACCCACAGCCAGGTGGAAACTTCTGGGGTGTGCGGGGTGGACATAACTCATCGTCCAACGGCGCAATAAACGGCGACAACTACACGCGCCTTACCAACTATATTGCCGCAACGCTGGCCGCCGGCATGGGACAGTATGTAGGACAGGTCATAACCTCCGACCTGTTCTTGCGTATAAGGGCAACGCAGCTGGCGTTCCTGCAAAACATGCTAGGGCAAGGCTTGTTGGGAAGCACCGATGGCAGCCTTCCATTTAGTGTCATCTGCGATACGTCCAACAACCCATTTTCCCGCACCGACTTGGGGTACGTCCAATCTGACGCCCAGGTACAATACCAGGCTATAAACGAGAAGTTTATTGTCAACATTGAGGGCGGCCAGACTGTGCAAGTATCGAGACAGACCCTGCCTGCTGGTCAATCGGCATAAGGAGCAATGTAAATGTCATTGACCACTTTTTCCGTAGGTCGTGATACGCAATTGGTTGTGATCGGCCCCAATGGGCGCGTCGACTTGACGCATGTCACGTCCTTTGAGAGCCGGCAAATTACACACTCCGTCCGCGTTGATCGACTGGACGGCACCCAAATTGGAACCGAATTACCCAAGGGTTGGGAGGGCAATTTCGAACTCGAGCGTGGCAGTTCAACTGTAGACGATTTCATTGCGCTAGCCGAGCAGCAATATTTCGGCGGCGGAGTCGTAAGTCCCGGCAGCATGTATCAGTACATTACCGAGACAGACGGTTCCACTTCTACGTATCAATATGACAACGTGACTTTCAAGCTAAGCAATGCAGGCACCTGGAAAGGAGACAGCAGTGTGAAACAAAAACTCGAGTACTATGCGACCAGACGTCGGCGGATTTGATGACACCTTCAGCTGCCATCGTGGCGTCGGCAATGGCAACCCAGACTATCGTCGACGATCAAGGGAGGAGGCTGACGGTTCGTCGGCTACATGCGCTTGATCGTCTGCGACTTTTCAAGGCGGCCGGTCCGTTGCTCGCGCAGAACCAGCCCTGGCTAGGCATGGCGTTAGTTGCATGTTCTGTAGCGGCTATTGACGACATACCATTTCCTCCTCCGGTCAACGAGCCGCAGATTGAGGCGATGATAGGGCGTTTGGGGGATGCAGGGATAGCTGCCGTCGCTACCGCGCTGCACCAACCCTCAGGGCAGTCGCTGGCAGAATCGGTCGACAACGCGGGAAACTTAGTCGGCACCCCGACCTGATTGACTGTCTTTATCTGGTTCGCAACGGGGTGCCGTTTGATGTAGCGTTCAGCATGGCACCGGACGAGCGATTGGCGTTTGTGGTTGCGCTCGGTTCGTTGGATGGCAGGACTTTCGATTGGCAGAGATTGGTCTGGAGGACTTAGGTGTGATGTGGGATGACCACGGGGCTAATGGGCAGGCCATGGTAGCAGCTAACGGAGCATTGGAGGGAGCTTCGCTGATTGGAAGCGCGTCGGCTGTGCTTGAAGAAGTTGTTGGTGCCGAGTCCTCAATGACAGAGCTTATGACAAGCCTTGGCGCGGGTCTGCAGGGAGTCAGGCCGGGCATCGCGCCGGTGGTTTCTGTCGGCGCCGGGCAGACCTCCGTGGATGCGTCAGGGCTATGGGATGCCGACACTGCGTATCAAGAAGTACGCGTTCGCACAGGCGAGATGGCGGCGCGGTGCGACAGCCAGCCGATAGTCAGACAGGAGGCTCCCGCGGCGGAGCGGGCTTATAGTGGGACGTCGAATGATTTTGACCTCGTGCCGCTTCTGCCGGAGATATGGCCCCCTAAGGTGGGCTGGGGGCCTCTGCCAGAGGCGACGAAGGTGCAGCCCCGAGCCCGAAATGACTCTCCAGCGGTGTTGAGCCTGCGGTCGGTTGCGAATGCGCCAAATGACCCAGCCAAGTTAATTACTCCAGCGATCGAAGGAGAAAATCACGTTATGGATGCTTCTCTGGAGAACTCGACATTAGGGATTTCGGATATAGGAAGCCGAGCGCGCAGCCTCATATCCGTGCTGTCCAGAAACTTCAACGTCACTAGGACGGAGCCAGGGACAGAATCGCGACCCGTGAGCGGCGACGCGATAGAATTGACGCAACAGCGTGTTAGTTCGATCTCCGGGGAGATAGAAGCAGCACCACCAACTGCTAGAGCACCGTTGCAGAAAAATACTCCTGCTGCGGGAGCATGGCAAAAAAGCCCCGATCAAAAGGCTGCTCGGCCTGATGGCCGATTGGATGGACTGGAGCACCAACCCATATCGGGACCTTCGTCGGAGCCACAGCACGGCGTTGTAGTAGTGGATGGTGGATATCTTGGGCGCTGGATATTTGATTGCCTCAGCAGGCAGGCATCCCGTCCTTCTGGAGGAACGACTGGCATCGATCCTCGTGTCAGCGCCACCTATCCTGGCGCCGCTGTCGGCGTCTAATAGAGCGGGCAATCGATCTTGCGTCCGTATGGGGGTTGCAGGTGAGACAACTGGTACTCCGCGGTGGGGAAGGCGCCGGCACCAACACGGAGATGCCCGCATGACCCGGTTCACACGCTCATTCGTCAACTGTAAGCCATGTGCAAGAGTCTCGGAAGTGAGCGCAGAAGAGGCTCCTGATGTTTGACATTGCTTTGGTCCTCGGTCCGGTCCTTTTTCGGGAATTTGAGGTTCCCTCTCGCATCAACTTTGGTGGCAGACAACGTGTTGCTGTGCATGCCTTGCCAGGCGGGGAACGCGTCATCGATGTATTAGGTCGTGATGACGCGCAGATCAGCTTTGCTGGTATCTTTTCCGGCGTTGACGCGACGTTGCGCGCGCGCACTCTGAATGAATTGCGTTCCGAGGGATTGCCTATGGCCCTTACCTGGGATGTCTTTTTTTATACAGTCATAATAACGGAATTACATGCTGACTATCATAATGGATCTTGGGTTCCGTATCACGTTGTCTGCACCGTATTGCGGGATGAGGCGTCAATTTCACCAAGTATACCAGTATCTTTTACAAGCATCATCAATGCTGACATCGGCGCAGCAGCCACCTATGCATCAAACGCGGGCTTGGATGTGTCAGTATTGAAAAGTACACTTATTGGGTCTGACGCTGGGCCTCTTGGTACACAGGGATTCGCAGCGACGCAGACGCTGCTGGCCACAACTCAAGCTACTATTAATACAGCCATGGGGGCAGCTAACGATGTGATTCAAAGCTCAAATCTTGCGCTGTCGAACTCCGCCCAAGATGGGGTGACAAATTTGCTCGGTGCTACAGATGCCATGGGGCAGCTGAGTTCACTGGTTTCGGCTAGCTCATATGTTAGCCGATTGACCGTTAATCTTGCGAATGTGAGTGCGTAGCATGCGGAACGTCCTGGTCACTGGCGAGAATCTGTTTCGTATTGCTGCTGTGCAACTTTCTGACGCGACCCAATGGATCCGAATCGCGCAGTTGAATAACTTAACCGATCCTATGTTGGTAGGTCTGACGAAGTTGCTCATTCCCGACGCGGACCGGAATGCGGGAGGGGGTATTGCAGATCAGTAACAGCAATGCGGTATGGCGTTCCCCACGATTGAGGATCTTGGTCAACGGGCTTCTGATGCCGGGCGCTATCGAAGCGGAAGTCATTTCCAACAATCATTACGGAGCAGATCGATTCAGCGTCTCCCTCGCCTTAGGTAGCGACACGAGGTATGGTGCTGCCCAGTTCTGGGCGAGCACAGTGGATATTTTGATTGAGG